ATGGTACAGACCTAACTATTGGTGGCGACCTCACCGTAACAGGAAACGACATCAAAGATTCGGGCGCAAACACACAAATTACTTTTGATGGATCAGGAGTCTCGACAACCATCGCCGGCGACTTGTTTGTCAATGACTATGCTCGAATTGACGCTCTCCGAGTTGGAACAACCAGTACAGATCCTGGCGATGGTAACCTGTATGTTGAGGGCGACACCACTATTGGTGGAGATGTAACGTTAACAGGCGGCGGATTTGTATCTGCGCTGGGCGCCTCAATTTCTGGCACCGACAGATCTGCCGCCGATGAATGGGTTAAAGTCGCCGAATACTCCTCGGCACAAGCTTCCTACTTTGCGACAGCTGTAATTGACGTGATATTAGCTGGTCACGATGGGACGGCAGAAATTTTTCAAGCGCGCGTACATCTCCGCGCTCAGACGATCACAACGGCCTACTCGACATGTCAGGTTGACGTCATACAAGATGCAGGCAGCGAAGCGTGGGACACTACTGACTTTATTTTAACTCAAAAAACTACATCCACTTATAAAGGAGAATTGTGGGTTCGAAGCGGCGCATCCAATCAGCAGTGTTATGCAACCATTACTAACGGCACAACTACCGGTGATTCGGCTTATAAAACGGATTGGGCTCTCACTCCCGGACAAACATGGGGTTCGTATGCTTCGCTGGGCTCAGACATTACCACCACAAACGTGAAAAAAAGGTTTGATAGTTTAGTGATTGATGACGATCTAACGCTTACTGGACTTAGCACCGGAACAAGTAATGATGTTCTAGTATTGGACGGCTCCAACGATGTTGTTACCGACGAAATCGATTCTCGCGTCTGGGGCTCTACCTTATTAGATGGGACCAACGGTACCAACAATGAGATTGCTATCTTCACAGACAGCAATTCAGTTGAGGGGGATGCAGACCTGACTTTTGATGGAACGAATCTCGCGGTCAGCGCGGACAGCGATGCTTATGCTGACATAGGAAGAACCCGGGTAGGTTACGGAGGAGGATATAGTGACTATGCATGGTTCAGTCACGTTGACCAGACAAGCGCTGCTCAGTATGCTTTGGCGCAGCACACTAATGGTACTACTTATCTGAATGCAACTACGGGTCAAGCGATCTATTTTAGAATCAACAACACCACCGGAATGTCGTTGGATTCAAGCAACAATGTGAACGTTGCCAATGAACTTACGGTCACCACGCAGCCCGCCTTCAGTGCATATGGCAACGCGGCACAGAGCCTATCCGCTGCAACCTGGACCACAATTGAGTTTAATACTGAGAATTATGATGTAGGGGGGGACTTCAACACCACTACCGATACTTTCACGGCTCCCACGACTGGCAAATACATCCTGTCGGCCCAGGTGCGCCTGTCAAGTGTTGATAGCAGTAGCACCCAATATGTATGGATAAAAATAGTAACTAGTAATCGCACGTATTGGCACCTGAACGGTGTGAGGTACCGCGGCGGCGGTAGTTATTCAACCCCTTCTTTATGTGTGGTGGCTGATATGGATGCTAGCGATACTGCTTATGTTCAGATACTTGTCAATGTTGGTACCTGCACCACTAACGGAAACAGCGGCGCCAACTATACTGGATTCCAGGGATATTTATTAGGATAAAAATATGAAAAGACTTACAATTGAATTAACAGATTTAGAGTGGCAAGCATTTGCTGATATTGTGGTAGATCCCAGAGAATGGGCTCGATCGGCAGTAAAGGGCAAGGTAGACAAATGCATAAACAGGGTTATAGCCAAAGAACAGGAGCGCCTCCTCGCCGACCCTACCGTAGATACAATTCCAGCAACAGTTGACGGAATTTTAGAATCTTATTTTGCGCAGCCGAATTATGAGTCACGAGCAACTCGGGAAGCGCGCGAGGAAGCTTCAACCATGGCTGTTATGAATGCAGACTTAAGCGGGAGCAGTGGTGAGTAAGAACCCCAAAGACCCAAACTACATACCCAAATTAGAAAAGGCAATCGCCCAGAAATATGGTGAAGAAGCAATTAATAATCCTCGCCGATTCTGGGACGACGACAAAGAGAAAGAATATATTAAACAGTCCCTAGAAGAACGACAGAAGTTGGCTAAATTGTCCGAAAGCCAAGACAAAGTAGAACAAGACGGATTTTTAATAAACAAAAAACTACTTATTAGAGATACAAATCGCTCGTGCCCTGTTTGTAATAAATATTCATTTGACGCGCGCAACGAATTGTATCTGAATAAGTTTGAATGTTGCTGGAAATGCTACATTCAATGGATAGAAGACCGGGAAGAACGATGGTTGTCTGGATGGCGGCCCACAAAGGAGAGTTAATTAATGGCTACAACACTAGAAATAATTCAAGGAATTGCCCAAGCGGCTGCTAATGCATATGATGGTTCACATGATGAGTCGATAAATGCAGACGGCCGAGCACGCAAGGTCGGCTTGAAGCGAGAAGAGGGAGACCTTATTCAAGATAGGCGCATCACCGATGGATTTAAAGTGCGATTTAGTGGTCCTATCCTAACTATTTTGTATCAATCTGAGGTACGTCTTAAAGAGGTGGCCCAAAAGGGTTTTGAAAATGAGGTGGCGAGCATGATAAATGATATTGCTTCATTCCTTAAAAAGGAATATAAGACTATCACGAAAGACAGCCTAACACTGACGAAAGTGGGAGAGCCCTCCATTCTGGTACAAAAGATATCTAACTTCCGTACGGATGTTCGCGCCACTTGTGATTACAAAATTGGGGGTCTCGGCGATGTGGAAGAGATTAAGATGGGGACCGACAAAGAGCGACTTGATCAAGCGATTAAAAGCTGGCTCTCGCAAGGCCCTGCCAACAAGCGACCCCGCAACGACACCCGCAAAGGTAAATAAACAGGTGTTATGGGATATCAGCTTACTAAGCAGGAGATTCTGAAAGAGGTAGTAAAATCTGGCAAAGAGCCGGTCCACTTCATTACGAACTATTGTAAGATATCCCACCCCCAAAGGGGGCAGATCCCCTTTAAGACCTATGATTTTCAGGATGACCTCCTTAAAGACTTCAACGATTATCGTTTTAACGTAGTTTTAAAAGCGAGACAACTCGGCATCTCTACCATCACTGCCGCATATGTTGTGTGGTTGATGTTGTTCCATCGCGATAAAAACATTTTAGTTGTAGCCACCAAGCTTCAAACTGCCACCAACTTGGTACGCAAAGTTAAAAAGATTATGAAGCAGCTGCCTCCATGGATGAGGATCTCGGAGATTCATATTGACAACCGGACCTCGTTTGAATTAACAAACGGTTCACAGATTAAAGCCTCATCCACATCGTCAGACGCGGGCCGTTCCGAAGCGTTGTCGCTTCTGGTTATTGACGAGGCCGCTCATGTTGAGGCCCTAGACGAACTGTGGACGGCGCTGTATCCCACGCTATCAACTGGCGGCCGCTGCATCGCTCTTTCTACGCCCAACGGTGTGGGTAACTGGTTTCACAAAACATGTGTGGAGGCAGAAGCGGGAACCAATGCGTTTAATATGACCACTTTAATGTGGGACGTCCACCCGGATCGTGACCAGTTGTGGTACGAAAAAGAAACCCAGAACATGTCATCGCGCCAGATTGCTCAAGAGCTTGAATGTAACTTCAATGTGTCAGGCGAGACGGTAATCCACCCCGAGGACATCATACATTACCTGGAAAATACCGCAGAGCCCAAGTACCGGAGCGGTTTCGATCGCAACTACTGGATTTGGGAAGAATATCAAGAGGGGGGCTCTTATTTGCTAGCGGCGGATATAGCCCGCGGCGACGGCCAGGACAACTCAGCCTTTCATGTTTTTAAGCTGGATACCTTAGAGATCGTAGCTGAATATATTGGCAAACCAAACCCTGATGATTATGCCGATATACTTTATAATACAGGCAAAGAATACGGCACGTGCATGATAGTTGCCGAAAACAACAACATAGGATTTGCGGTGCTTAATAAGTTAAAGGATAAGGGTTATAATAATGTTTATCACTCTACTAAGTCCTCTCATGCATATGTCGATCCCATCCAGGCGCAGTGGATGGCCAACGTAGTGCCCGGGTTTACCACCTCTTCAAAGACTAGACCCTTGGTGATTGCGAAGATGGAAGAGTTTATGAGGAACAAACTAATTAAGATTAACTCTAATCGGTTGTTATCAGAGATGAAAACTTTTATTTGGCAAAACGGACGTGCCCAAGCAATGAGATCATATAATGATGATTTGGTAATGTCATTTGCAATAGGGTGCTGGGTGCGCGACACGGTGCTCGTCGAAAATCAACGACTCGCTGAATATAATAAGAATGCCATTCTCTCTATTTCTACCTCTAATCGCACAATGAGCACGTCTGTGCCCGGGATGCTGGGACACAAGAAACACACAGAGGACAGCAGAATCAAAGAAGCCATAAAGTTCAACGAGCAGTACGCGGCGATTATTAAAGGATAGATAGATGCCCCCCAATAAAAAAACAGACCACAAGAATAACCCTAGAAACCCGGCGTCACCTCTTTTCAAGAG